ACGGTCTGATAGCTTGGCTATTTCTTTTTCTTACCTTGATCATAATGCCATTTGATGGCGAAGAACATGCCCGTGCCTAACACGAGAACCTTGAACGTAACGAAGACTACAATGAACCAATCCATCTGAATATTTCCAGGCTGCTATCTATTGTGAGGGGTATTACCTCAAAATTGCTGATTCAACAGCTTCAAATTTTGTTGAATCTATAATGCAGCCGCAGTCGCGGGACTTTCTTGCCAAAAAAAGCCCCGGGGCAGCCGTTGGGCGTTCCGAGGCTACGCCTGATCGATTGTCACACCTCACCGACGCCCAAGCATCATCTCACATTCTGTTTCGACGGCAAGGTTCTTTCCATTCAAAGCTTTGAGATTGTGACTCTTTGCGAAAGCGGTTATCGCACTTCAAGAACTTCGCCGCTCCGCCTGTCGATGACTACGCGCATATCGTTGTCGCGGCGATCAATGCCGCGGATAACATAAACGCCTCGACGACGAGACACGCTTTCTACTTCATCCATTCCTTCGTCGCGAGCAATTCGCGTTGCGCGACGCTCACTTATTTCGTCGCGATCAGGACGGCGATCACGTTCAATTTGGCGGTTTCCATCAGGATTTACTCGGATACCGTTTGGACCCAGCTCAATACTTTGCGCATTTGCTGAAACTGTGAAGGCGAAAGCCGAAATAGCCACCGCTGCGATTGCTGCAAACTTGTACATGGCACATATCCAATCTTGGTTTCGCGCCCGCAATTGAACTGAACACATTCAACTGCAGGTGGTTCCGGATATTGCGGTCAACTCAGCTAACACGCAAAATATCTCGTGAACTATGTGCCACCCGTGCCACAAAGATTCAAAATGACCGTTCAATGAACTGGATATGTGTCTTTCGAATGCGATGGGTACCAAAGATTCGACCGCCCTTTGAGGTGGCCTTCTTGACGACAGGAAAATCAATGGCGCGGCATATCAAGGCACCAGTGCTTTCACTGCACCAAGCAGCGGAATGTCTCTCGACGAATTTTTAAGAAAAGGCCATTCATGTTTGGCCATTGCTAACTAATGCGCCAGTTGCAGGAGTTCCAGCGAATGGTGAAGTTAAATTTGTGACGGTTATGCCCAAGTATAAAACCTTAAACTCTTCCTTGTTAAAGCCTTATATTAAAGCTCTGCTGATCTACTAAGATCGCCGAAATTATAGACGATACTTCTTATGTATATTAATTGGATAGATGATCGTGTTACATTCCATGATGCATGGATTTACCGTGGGTTCTTGTAAGTAGTTGTAATTTCCCGGAATCTATTTGCAGCAAAACGTGACATGAAAACGGCTCTTCACAGAGCGTTTAGTTTATCTAAATCGTTGATCTTCTTGAAGAAAGTTTTGGCTGGGGAACCTGGATTCGAACCAGGACTAACGGAGTCAGAGTGTTTCCCCCAACATTGAAATCATTAGAAAAATTGGCGCCGTGTCACGTCTATGTTGCGTCGACTGAGAACAGCGCTTTTTCAGCTTCAAGAAGCTCGGCTCCCGCATCCAATGATGGGAATAGATGGCCGTAGGTGTCGAATGTCACCTGAATGGAACTATGACCCATCCGATTCTGAACTGCCTTCGGTGTTAGTTCAAGTCCACCATCAGATTTTCGATTGATGCACCAAGACGCATACCAATGCCGCAAAGCGTGGAAGCCTGAATATTTAGGTCCAAGAATCGGCTTGCCGTCAGCATCTATTTTGCCGGTCGCAACGGATACTCCTGCCGCAACTTCTGCAACCCAGAGCCCGCGTTTGACCATGTTCTGATGGTTGTCAATGTTTCCAACCAGATTCGGAAAAACCAAGTCCTGTTTGCTCATTGGGCAAGCAAGCTTCCATTCCTTCAAAGTGTTTATCGCAAACGGTGGCAATGGAATGGTTCGCTGTCCTGCTTCTGATTTGGGCATTCCTATTTCTCCATATCGGTCGGCGCGCTGACTGATACTGAGCCGACGGTCGGAAAGATCAATGTCTTCCCAGCGCAACCCGCGCGCCTCGCTGGCGCGAATGCCAGTAAAGATCATCGTAATAAGCAAGGCTCGATAGCGTCCAGTTGCAGCCTCTAGGATCGCCTTGATTTCTGCGTTGGTAGGTATGTCGACACCAACGCGTAATTTAGGCTTGCTTCGGCGGTCGGATGCCTTTGTCCCGGAACGAGCTTTTGACAATTCGTGAACTGCGTTTCTTACTACGAGGCCACGGCCTTGTGCATCAGCCAGAATGCTTCCAAGACTCACAGTCACCCGCTTAATAATTGCAGCCGAACGTCCGTTTTCTCTTAACGTTTCCTGAAATGACCTTACCCAAGGTGCTGAGATTTTAGACAACTTCACTGACCCGGCGAATGGAACAATGTGTAGATTTAGATGCTGCTTCCGTTGGTCGATTGTCGTTCTCTCTAAACCAGCATCGTCGCCAGCTTTTAGCCAAAACTTACCGGCCTCTTGGATGGTCACTGTGGCACTATCTGCAACATGCACACCATCTCGCACTTCAACCTTAGCTGTGGTGGAGAACTGATCTGCATCCTTTTTCTTAGCGAACGTCTTTAAGCGTCGCTTACCTTGTGCGTCGATATAATCAACGACCCAAGCAGTTTTTTGGACGCCATTAGGCGCCGTCCATTCGCGTTTGCGGATCGACATTAATTCTCACCTGTAATGAAAGGGTAGAGAGCCGCGTTAAGCGGCATCCCCTATAAAGAATTCGATAAGCTTCTGTTTTGAAGCTACCCATCGACCTCCGACTTGTTTGGCAGGGATTTTACCCTCCGAAGCCATATAAAAGGCCTGTCGTTCGGTACGGCCAATGAACTTGGCAATATCCTTGATGCCCCACACAAGATCGAGGCTTTCGTTATTTACTGTAGGGTTCTTCATCACTTCCCCCTTTCTTGCGTTGCAGCAGGCTTTGCCAGCCTCTTAATGCGGTGGTTCTTCAACAGAACGTAACCGGCTGCATCTTTAGTTTTTCGGCTCAATGCGAGATACACAGAAGCCGGAGTGTGACCGATTGCCTGAGCTAGTTCTCGCACGTTGGTATAAATCTCCCCATCGCATTCCAAGTCAGTTTGCTTTCTAAAGCCGAGGCCAATTGTATCTTCGGTGCCACGTTTGACAGCAAGAGAAACGCTACTTACCGAAACGCCTAACGCAGATGCAGCAGCTGTTAGCGACGGATAATTAATTCCTCTGATAGTGACAGGCTTTGATGAACCGTGGACCATTACTCACCGCCTTTCAGGACTTGGAGACCTGACCTTGTAATTGATAGAAGCCCTCGTCCCATACGGATATTCGACCATTTAGCCAGCCGCAGTTTAACAAGCTGCGCGGGCAGTTCTTCTCCGCAAGTGAAGAACTCGCATCTGTCCTGCAGCGACTTCAAGAGCTTTTTTTGTGCGGTGGTCAGCTTCATTCGCTCTGCTCCCCTAGTGGGCTTGTCGCGCAAACGATCATTCCGGCGGCAATAGCGTATCGCATGCGTTCACGCTGTAGTGTTTCCGGATCGCCGTTTCCAGTATGGACCAAATTGAGCATGTGCTTTCGAGAGTATGCGTCTGCTGCGTTGAGCGCAGCGTTGACAGCTTGATCTGAAACATACTGTTTGGCTGTTGAGGCCAGACCAGCCAGAACGATTTCATCACGATCAAACGTCTCGCGGATTTGTTCCTTACTCGCCATGGCTGGCCTCCAAATACGTTAGTTCCCATGTGGGATGATATGAGCCAGGTTCATGGCTCTCGCCATCAAGGCGAATGAGCAGGTACTGATTGCGATCGCCTTCAATCGTTCCAAACTGAGGTTGCTTGTCGCCCGCGTATTTGACACGACCGCCAACACGAGCCGGAACACGATAATGATCCTTGATGTATTCGAGGCTCATAGCTTGCTGGCCTCCTTTGCGCGCAAGATGGCGATGCAGAGACTGACCGCATCAACTGGCGAAAGGCCGGTGAAATAGCTGTCCTTCTGTTCGCCGGGGATCAATAGCTCACCCAGATACAGGCTTGGGTCTGGTCCTTCGCCATCATTGCCGACGCGATACATCGCATCAGGATAGAGCCTGCGAGCCAGCGCGATAGAAGCGTCTACAGAGGCGGTGTAGGCGGGAACGGTTACGGCAGAGACGTAAGGTCCATCCTTCGGCCACCACCCGACCATTCCATGAGCGTAATCAATCCTGCCCGCGCGTTCTGCCGGTATATTGAACAGGATATAGATTTGAGCATCCACTTCCCTATCAGGCCAGTCCAGCTTGGATAGTCTGTCAATGAGGGTCATTGGCGCATATCCTCGATCTTTGAAAGTGCTTTCTTTCGAGCATGTTTAAGCTTCGCAAAAGTGATCATTGAAGGGCGAACTTCCGGCGCAGCGGCCTCGTAATCAAACCCCCGATGCCCGTTAAGATAAGGCAGGGTAGCGCGTGGTAATGGCTCCCAATTCGATAGATCGGTGTTCGCTTTGTTTCCATCCAGACATTTGAGGATAAGGCCATCTGCAAGCGGGCCGTTTTCTTGTTCCCAGAGATAGCGATGCTTAAGAACGTAATCGCGCTCATATCCGGTTTGCGGGTTCGTCTGATTGACGCTTACTTCGATGTAACCTTCTTTTGTCTGTCGCTCATGGCCGAGATAGCGCGTGTTATGTGGCAACCGCCCTTTCTTGAAGTGCGTCTTCCTTGCGTTGGGGTGATTGCCACCCCTACCAGGGGCGCACGTCTTGCCTTTATTGTGCGGCTTGCTACCCTTTACGAAGCAACCAGAGCGCCCTGTCTTCCAACCTTTGCGCTTGCGCAGACTGTGGAGATTAATCTCTGAAACCTGTCGGTCGAAAGTGGCGTTGAACATTCGGCAATAGTCACCGATTACCAACGAACGGTTGTGTTCAAGCCATGCAAGTTCTGCGGCAGAGTATGGAATTGCACGTCCCTTCATTCTGCCACCCCATCTATCTGCTTTGATTTGTCAAAAATCATGGGAAGCGCTGGCTTAAATTTTTCGCCGCGAATAGCGATTGTATTGACCGCCTTAAGTGCAAGATCTGCGTTCTGAATGATTTGCTCACTGATCGAGACAATAGCTTCCGAGCGTTTGGCTTCGGTCGCAATCTGTTCAGGTGTCAATTCTTCATCGGTGAGCCGTTCCAACTGGGCGAATAGATGATTGTTCAAATCTATCAGGCGGTTTTTCATGCTCGCGTCCTCGCAATCCCTGACTGCATCAGCCGGGACAATGGCAATGGGGGAAGGGCTGATTTGTCGATGCCACCAGGCTTTTCGTATTTCGGGAAGCCGGCGCTTTTGATCGTGCCTTTCGGGCGCTTAATGCCGAGGTGCTTTTCCTCGCGGCGCTTTGCTTCTGAAATGACTGCCACGTCCTGACGGGTCTTTTCTTTGTGGCAGCATTCGACGCCGAGTAGCTGACCATCCTTTGCAGTAAGCTTTGCGCTCTTATCGATCTCAAGAGCATCTGCTTTGATATGATCAATGTGATATTTGCGCTTGCCGAGGATCAGACCGCAACCTTCACAGGCGATATCACCGTTAGGCTGCATCGATCGCTTGACGATTTCGGCATAAACCGACTTTGTGAACTCACGCCGCGCCATGATGCACCTCCGAGAAGTCGGTGAGCGACAGGACGATATCTAAATACTGCTCGCACTCGCGGTCGAACTTGCCGCGTACTTCGCGCTCAAGCTGGCTGTGGGTGGAAACGTACCTTTCAGCCTTGGCCTTGGTGCTGCGAGCTTCCCAAGGAGCATGTAGGGAAATAGCGGTCATCCGAATTTCCTTTCATCGTCAGCGAAAATCACACCGTTCTGCGCACCCCATGCGTGGATAAGCTCAATGAGTTCACCCATTTCATCCTTTGAAAGATCGGATGATGATGTGCTGAGATTTACAAAGCCGGTCCCGTCAAGGTTTGGCACAAAGCGCAGTTCCTGCTCCTTGGCTCGCTTAAGACCGTCGAGGAAGATTAGCTTCCAGTCGTCGCAAGCCAGCTTCACGCCGTGGTATCGGGCCTGATCTGCTACCTCCGTGAGCATCGCCCACATTTTATCGTTCTGTGGAAGCGAACGCTTTGGGGCTTTAAACTCTACGCGGGTTCCCCAAGGCAGTTTCGAGCTGCGAAGCCAGTTGATTGCCTTCTGGCGCACTAGGTCATTGCTGATTACGAGTGTTGCGCGGCTCATGCTGCCTCCGTGAATGCTGGATATTCAGCAGCGAGATCAGCAATCGCCTCATCAACCTCTTTGAGGAACAGCGTCACATCGATTTCCAATGCTCGAATGTCGGCATCAACGCGGTGAAGACGCTTCACAAACAAGCGCATGTGTTCTGGAAAGCGCGGATCGAATGACGCAAAGTCACACCACTGGCGACCAGTGCATGCCATCTGCCAATTCATCTGAGTGATGTATCGTGCCGGAATCGTGCTTGTGCGAAGTGTGTCCAAGTGGGTTGCGGAATTAGGACATTTGATTTCCAAAAGGCCATCAGCATCGACAAGGCCATCAGGTGATGCCCCTGTCATAGCAATGTGCGGATGTGCCACAAAACCCACCTGCACAACGCGCGTGTTCTTTTCGAATTGATAGGCTGACCGTGCGTCAGGCTCGTTGTCCGTGCCCCACTGCATCGCAGAGGACGTGAAGGTTTCTTCTGCTTTTCCGGTAAGGCGCTCAAGGACGAGTTCCGCGAGATAGTTTTTGCGCGATGCTCCGTAGCCGGTCTTTGTCTTTGCGATTACGTCAGCAACTCGGGACGCGGTGACGCGTCCAAGCCGTGCGGCAAACCATTCAGCAGAGCCTTGAACAATGTCTGTCATTTTGCACCGCCGTTCGTCTTCTGCTGACGCTTCCACCAATTCTCAATGTCTCGAAAGCACTCATTGAACAGGTTGGACGGAAGGTCAGGGATTGCGTCGATCTTGTATTTTTCACAAACAAGATCGATCTGTGCGCCGGACTTTTCGATAAGCTCACGCAGCAAAACCACCTGCTCAGCTGTGATCGGGCCCGACTGTTCCGGCACCTTATTGCCGTCTTTGTCGTCGCCTGTGCTGATGTTGAACAGCATGCAAAGCAGATATCGACGGCCATAAGTCGCGGTACTGCCGAATGCCTGCGTTCCAGTCTTGTTGACCTTGCCCTGTGCGCCAGCGCCATCGACTGGAATTTCACCTACACCGTTTCTGGAATGGCCTTCTTCGTGAGAGATTTCCCAAAGGATGCGTAGCTCGCCCTTATCGTTATAGCCATCTGGCTGGAACGAAACGGCAAAACCGTGGGCGTGAATGATCGGCATTGCCTGATCTTCAATTGCTGCAAGGTCCGCATAAGTCGAATTGGTGTGGCTGTTCTTGCGCGTCTTTGTGACGACAGGCAATTCAGCCTGGCACTTAGACATTGCTGCGAAATATGCCTTCTTGGCCTGCCGTTCCTCGTCTTCACGGGCGCGGTCTTCCATACGCTCCTTCATATCGAGCATCTTTTCCAGACGGTCGAGAGGGATTGTCGGGTCCATGGCGATACGTTCGATCATGGAAATCATTGGAGCGTCGCCGCCACGGTAAACGGGCGCATTGCTCTCCTTCTTAATATCAAGTGCTTGAGCGGCCATGATTAAAACCTCAATGTTACGTTGGGGATTTCGCCAGCGATAACCGCGAGAACGATCTTCTTGGCTGTTTCTTCGTCCGCGCCCTGAGCCATCAATGCTTCTTTTGCGGACTTCATGATTTTGGAGCGATGAGCCTTGTCGGCGTCTCGTGCAGCCTGTTCGTCGGCAATGCGCTTGGCTTCGGCGGCACGTTCCGCTTCTGCCTGTTCGGCTTTCTGCTTTACTGCGAGGGCTTCTGCTTCTGCCTTGGCAACAGCGTCAGCCTTTTCAAGTTCTGCCTGTGCGATTGCCTCTTGAGCCTTTTTCTCGGCTTCAAGGCGAGCAGCTTCAACAGCGCGCTTTTCGCGTTCGGCGGCTTCCTTCTGTGCGCGTTCCGCTGCTTCTGCTTCACGCTTTACAGCCTGCTCGTATTCAGCCTTTGCAATCGCTTCGCGCTCTGCCTTCTCTTTGGCTAGGCGTTCCTGTTCGACACGTTCAGCCTCAATCCGGTCGCGTTCCAGCTTTTCAGCGCGAAGCTGTTCAAGTTCGAGCCGTTCTGCTTCTGCTTTCTGGTGAGCTTCGAAGGCGACTTTCAGTTTTGCCAGCGCATCTGCTTTCGCGGCTTCGGCCTGTTCCTTGAACTCGCCAAAGCTGTCATCAATGATGACCTTTTCTTCCAGTTCGCGGAAAAGAATGGCGAACGCCTGCAGCTCGCCGCCGATCATGCCTTTGCCACACGCATCGATATGCGCGAGAGTGGCTTTGATATTCTCAATGCGCGCTTCTTCGGCTGCTTCCCATTCTGTCAGCGGCTTACGAACAGTTTCAGCCAGCGTGTCTAGTTCTTCACGGATCTTACGGCGCTGTGCATCGACTGCATTGATCTTGGCGCGAGCGTCTTCATTCAGCTTTTTGCCAGCTGCATCGATAGCTGTCTTGGTTCGCGTCACCTTATAGGCGAGGGCGGCAATTTCCTTGCGGCTCGAAACCGTAGAAAGGTCTGGCGTGAAAGCATTTGTCTCGGCTTTGATCTGCTCGTAAAACTGAGAATAAACCTTCTCATCAACGAGAACCGAAACAGGATTAGCCGATACATAACCGACGATATCAGTTCCGGTTTCTGTCTGTGTCTGAGCGTTCATGCTGCAATTCCTTCTTCGATCTGTTCCAGCGCCGCATAGAGTTCGGCGTCCTTGGCTGCGAGATAACGGCGGGTTGGAATGTCGGGGTCAGTTTTCAGGAAATGCTCGATTTCCTTGCGCTTCTCGATGATTTTGGAGCGGGTGAGTTCAGACATCTGTTTCACTCCGAGCGATTTCCGCCATTGTTTCGGCATGGCAGAGCATGAGAAACGTTGCTGCTGTTCCAGCAATGGCGAGGATGAAAAGGATTGTTACGAGGAGAGCCATCACAGAAACTCCTCAAGCATTCCTGCGAAGCGCTTCATGCTTGGTGCACGGCTTGCAGTGTAATGAGCGCCTTCAACAGTCGAGTTCAGACGATTGGCGTAGTAGCGAGCGTTAAGCTCGAAATAGGCGCAATCCTCGTCGCCACGCTCTTTCTTGATGGCGAGAACGTCACGCAAAAAGCGTGGCTTGTTTACCGTCTGCGCAATGCCTGCAAAGGCTCTCGCAAGGTCGTTTCCGGTGATCTGGTATGTGGAGTGCATTTCGTTGCTCCCAACTCGTTCGTTGAGAGCAGTATGCATAACGCAAACTACGCAGTCAATCTAAAAATATGCATAACGAGAATTAAAGTGATAAACGCATACTATGCATTGATCATAAGGGAGGTCTGATAGAATCGCAGCGCAGAGATACCTCCAAATCAGGGGTGGCGCGATCTTGTCCCATGGCCATGTCCATGCAGTCTGATTTTTATCGTGACTTGCCCTTGCAACTCGGACCGATCAGGTTATCTGCATGTTTACATTACGCGCACGCGGAGAATTTTGATGGTCTCGATTAAGAAGATTTTATCAGCAGCGTCAGTGGGCATAGTTTCTATTGTGCTGATGGGCTGCGTGAACGATCCGTACAGCGGTGGCGGATATGATGGATACTATGGCGGCTCAACTGTGATTTACAGTTCCGGCCCGCGTTATGATTCTCGGCGGTATCGCGATGACCGATATTACCGTGATTATTATCGTAGAGGCGATCGCTACGATCGACCATCGCGCCGTCCAGATTATCAATATACTCGCCCAGATAACCGTCCAAACACCCGGCCCGATTACCGCCCGACAAATCCGCCGGGAGTTCGCCCAGACAGCCGCCCGGATAGACCGCAGATTGTTCGTCCGACCAATAATAGTCGAGGCGCCAAGTTTATTGAGTCTGATGACTTCACACCTGTCAAGCGAGGCCCTCGGTAACAAGATTGCCAGGTTTAAAATGAGTGAACCCGTTGCAAGCTGATTGCGGCGGGTTTTACGTACATGCAAAATAAGAGACGCACGTGGAGAGATGTGAACCGAAGAGCGGGGCGCGCCTCACCAAGGCGTTTATCCACATCGATTTCAGCGGAACGTTTTGGCTGTATCTTCGTTTTCCAGCTGCGAAGAATTTCCCATCAATAAAGGATGAAGAGATGAGCAGCACCACCGATAAAATCAAGGGAAAAGCCAATCAGGCTGGCGGAGCCATTAAGGAAGAAGCTGGCAAGCTATCTGGCAACCGAAAGGTTGAGGCAGAGGGCGCAGCCCAGAAGTTAAAGGGCAAGGCTCAGGACGCAAAAGGCAAGGCAAAGAACGCTGTAAAGTCTGCAGTCGACAAGGCTTAACTCATTTACCAATTCTATCTCCCCATCCTGACGGTCGGGGAGTTTTATTTTGCGGCAAAAAGAAACTCCGCTGAAGCGGGGTATAGCCTAAGCAACATAGTCATTGAGTTCGTTACTCAGGTCGATACATTGGTAGCCAAATGGCTCAGTATTAAAATCATAAACTGTTTTTGCGGCAGTAATTGCGCCGAGAACCTCCACACCCGCTGCTTCGAGTGCGTCCTTTGATGCAAGTAAAGTACCGCCTTTTGTGAAAATATCATCAATCAGAAACGCTTTTTTACCTTTAACGTCACTTATCAACTTTAGATACTTTTTTAGTTCTTCTCTGCTGCGCGGCCCACCTTCGTGTGCTTTTTTAAGGGGCTCTGACCATCTTAAGCCATCATATATATTAGGCTTCCTATCACTATTAACCAGCGAACATTTTGCCATCATTAGTGATCGATAATTATCTACTTCTAATGTCGCGTCTCTAGAAGGGATGGGAATCAAGAGCACATCATCATCAACTTTTTCTTGCTTAAGAATAGCTTCAATAAAGCTTCCAAAGATCTCTCTCGCCCTATGAATGTTTGTTTTATTTATACTAATTGGCTTTTTGCGATATATAACAGTAAAATTATTCTTAAATTCACCTGTTTTAACAGCCCAAGAAAAAGCCCTAGATTGCCAGTAAGGCTCTGTTCTTGCCACGTTTTTATGAGCTAGCTCGGAATAATAAACACAACAATAATGCACCTGCATGTTATAAAATCCGATTTAGAATGTCATTAACACTGGTCAGAACAATCGTTTTCGGATTATCCAAAAAGCGCTTAGGCCAAGTTAACTTTTCATCTTCAACGACAGATCGCATTATAAACAACCATCGACCAAGGCGGATACATTCAGCTGCTTGATGAAGTGTACCAGAGGTATCGGACGCTTCAACTATAACGCTGGCATCAGATATTGCTGCCATCAGTCGATTACGTTTAGGGAAGTCAGATTGAAATGTCCTCTGCCCCGGCTGAAATTGCGATATGAGTAGATGATTGGTGTATATTGTTTCTTGTAGCTGGGTATTTTCCGCAGGATAAGCTTTATTTAAGGGGGTGCCAATGACAGCAATTGTTTTGCCACCAGCTGCAATGACGCCACTATGGGCCGCTGTATCTACACCCTTAGCAAGACCACTGGTCACAACTACGCCCGCTGAAGCCAAGCCCTTCGCTACCCGGCGCGCGCGCGCGCGACCTTCCTCAGTTACTGAGCGAGCACCAATAACGGAAACACTGGGTAATTTTAAAAGGTCGATATCTCCCGACCAAAATATAACAGGATCATTTTCTTCAGGCTTACGAAATAAGCTCTCTTGCTGCTTTGTGATGGAGCGGCCAGCATGGGATAATAGCTCGCTTAAGGGCGTTTCAAAAACGGATGCAGGTGCGACATAACGAGACCGTCGATTAAACGTGCTATCTGTATGTCTCTGTTGTGCAACCAACGTTCTAGTACCCGTATCTAAGAGCAATTTAACCCCCCAGAGTAAAAAGCAATTTGTTAATTTTTAACACGATTCTCAGTTAGCTGAGAAGTAAGGAATGAAAGTCGTGTCAAGGGGCAAAGGCTTTCGTTCGCATTTTTACACGTTATCCACAGTCAAAGTTTGTGATTATCTTGTCGTTGATCGCAACCTTTGCGGCGGCAAGTCGCCATTAACCTTTCCTCAAGAATGTTCTTGATTTGTTCTAATCTATAAATCATCCTGTCGCACATGACAAGCGGAACAGGGAGTAATGTTAATGAGCATGGAGACAAACTACATCGTGCAGAGCTACAGCAAGGGTTATCGGGGCAAGCTGAACCCTGACACACCTTTCGTAGCAAAAGACGCTGCGCATGCAAAGCGCACTGCTGAGAGAATGGCGAAAAGCAGCCCAATGGTAATTGCCTTCGCCAATACAGGCGATGCTGAGACAGGCGATTTCGATCCTCCAAAGCTCATCTATGCTCATGGCGACCCATTGCCGCCAGAAGTCGAAGAGATGGAGCGTGTATAATGCTAGACGGCCCAATTTCTGATGAAGGCAAACGCCTAGTTATTGAGCTGTCCAGCGTATATGTCGCTTGCGATGATTGCGGTCATAGCCGAATGCTCTACACATCAAGTTTAAAGCGTGTGGCTGACTTGGGAGTGCAGAGCTATCGCGACCTTTGCCATAAGATCCGCTGCGGCGAATGCCCTCCGGCACCACCACACGCGCGCAATCTGACAATCAAGCCCACTTGGCGGGATAGCGACCCGTCAGGCGTTGGCCTTGAATACGATCTTGTGTACTGAGAACACGCGATCAGCATCAAATTCCAATTCCCGTTCTTCGCCTTCATCCGGATTGTACTGATAGAGGCGAAGGACACGAGACGATCGAGATTCAAAGCGCTTGATATAGCTCTCGACTGGGTTTTCTTCGCCGTCTTCAATAAGCTGCGCGATAACGTCGTCCCCGGCACGCACGGGCAAGTGTGGATTAACCCACACGGTTTCCCCAGCGAAGTAGCGTGGCTCCATCGATGTGCCGAACACCATTACCGCATATGCTCCTTCAACGCCTTCCAGCATTGGCGGGCAGAACACCCGGCCTATTTCGGTTCCATTCAGAACAAAACGACCGTTAGGGCCTCCGGCTGTTTGTCCGAGCAGAGGTATAGAGTGATCTTGCGGGAAGCTCTGATATTTAGGCGGGAAGCTGGCGTTCGGCTTAGTCTTTGATGGCGTAAATGTTTCTTCCTCGACCGGTGGAAACTCAACCAAAACACCGTCCGGGCCTTTTCCTTCGCCAGTCAGAAGCCAACCAGGGCTAACTCGGAACGCTTTCGCATACTTTTCGACGGCTCGCGTTATTCCGCGCTCCCCGCTCTCATGCTGCGTATAAGTCACGTATGACCAGCCAAAATAATTTGTTGCGTCCTTTGCGTTCTTAAAGCCGCGAGCAATGCGCGCTTCTTCAAGGCGTTTGGCTGGATCTGGGCGAGTGTCTTCTGTCATGACTGCATATTGCACATTTTTAGTATGCGTTTCGCCTTGACGGGATAGTTTGCGTTATGCATACTATGCGAATGACAAACGCAAACATCGACCTCCCAGCGATCCGTCGCACACTGAAGTTGACACAGACCCAGCTGGCCGAAATGGCCGGGGTCAACCTCTCAACCGTTTGGCGTTGGGAGAACGAAGGCGTTCCCACCCGTGGGCCTGCCAAAGCGTTCATCGACCGTTTGGCAATCGATGCCAAGAAGCGCTCCCGCACGAGGGTAAGCGCATGAACAGTCCAAACCCCAACCTTAATCAGGATAACCCAATGAGCGACGATTTTACATCGGAAGCCCAGACAATTGCTGTCGGCCAATTGCGTGCCTTCATCGAGCGTATTGAGCGCCTTGAAGAAGAAAAAAACACCATCGGCGACGACATCAAGGAAGTTTATGCGGAACTGAAAGGCTCTGGTTTCCAAGCGCCCGTTGTTCGCGAAATTATCCGTCTCCGTAAAAAAGAAGATCATGAGCGCCAAGAAGCCGAAGCAATGCTTCAGCTTTACATGGACGCATTGGGCATGAGCTGAGCCATGAGCGCGACCGTATATCCCACACAAGACGGTAATTTCATTGCGACTTGCCAGATCACCGGCAAAGGCGCGAGCGGTCGCACTCGTCAGCATGCTTTACGCAACCTCCTTTCGTCTGCGTCTCCCGCCTCCCAAGCAGCAGACGAGAAAAGCCTCACCGCCTTCAATAAGCGCGGTGAGGCTCTCCTTTCTGGACAGGAATAGGCGGCGATGATGAGGAACATCCTGTCCAATTCAAATTCAAAAATCAGCCGAGCGTTTATTGCGCGATCTTTCGGGCGCGAATGCCTGTCCGCCAAGTTCTTCGGCTGTAGCGGGTGCATCTTGGCGGCGCGTGACCGGGGCTTTCCCCTCAACCTTGAACAAAGCAGGCTCACGCATTTCTGCATCCGCGTCATTTCTTCGGGCTATCGCTGCCTTTCGTGCGTTCTGCAAAACGCGCCACGCCGCGTGCCCGATGTGTTCCAAACAATCTCTCCAGCGAATGTTTCGTTTCAGTTCGTCTCTGTCCTGAAACGTAACTGGAGAGCTTTGCAATGTCCGACAAAGGTTTTGAAGGATCTGACAAAATGAGTGTCGAGTTTGTCAGCAGCGCTAAGGGAATGAGTGATTTCATTCTCCAGAGTTCCTACCGCGGTCCGGGTGACACGGTAGATGCTGCCATGCACCGAGCAGAGCGCATGTATGGCGCGCCTGCCTCTTGGATGCACCGTCTTCGCTATCGATCCATCAAAGACATGCCTGTGTCCGCTTATGCGGCCATTGCTCGTGCGTACAAGGCCGCGCTCGAAGCATCAGAAAAAGCCTACCAGTCTGAGAGGGAACTGGCCAATGCACGTAATTCGAAAATACTTGGCTTGGCTGATGCTCTTGCTGGCACGCCTTTCCGTGGAGCTGTGGCAGAAATTGCGCCGGTATTGGTTGCGCAAGGTTCGCCGACAAAAGGATCAGGAAACCTATCCGACGAGAATAGAGAAGGGCGATAAATGATCGAGTTCCGCTCCATTCTCATTGCTGCCGCCTGCGCGCTTATCCCGCTCATTGTGGTGCTGTTTTATATGAAGTGGAACTTCTAATGACAGCAAGCGCGCGTGGTCTTTTCAGAGCTACAGGTAATAAGCCAAAGCCGGTTCACATCATGCTCGACGGCGAGATTGTGAAGACCGATTCCCTTGAGCGTGAACCAAACGAGTTTTATCCGACACCGCCAGAGCCGACGCGCGCGTTTCTCCATGCTGAGATTGAGCGTTTGCGTGACTTCCCTTGCATTTGGGAGCCTGCAGCGGGCGATGGCGCAATGGTTCGCGAAATGGAATCGCTCGGCCTTGTCGTTCGCGCATCTGATCTGATTGATCGCGGCTGTGATGCGGATATCCGGTCTTTCTATGATTTCCCCGTATCGACAGCCCCTGCTATCGTCACCAATCCTCCTTTCGATCAGTGCAGTTGGGGGGACGGCAAAGCACGCTGGCTTTACCACGCGCTTGATACGCTCGACGTTGATTACATGGCGCTGTTGCTCAACTGGTCGTGGCCGGGTGCCGGTGGGCTTGCATCATTCTGGGGCAGATTCCCTCCTGCTCGTGTTTACCTCATGCGCTGGAAGATAGACTTTACCGGTCAGGGTTCTCCTCCTGCGCTTCATGCGTGGTTTGTCTGGGATAAAGACCACCAGGGCGAAACAGTTCTGCGAATGCTCGACCGAAAAGACGCCAGACAAGGCGAATTGTTCGGGAGTGCTGTATGACGCTCACCATTCAAGAAAAGCTCGCAGGAATTGAGAAGATCAGAAACGAGCGCCTGTGGTGGCTTGGTGATTTCTCATCTGGCAAAAACAAGCGCCCTGATCACGAGCTGGAAAACCGCCGTGGTGATGTCGCCGTGCTTGAAGCGGTGGCACAGGACTACCGCAACGCCATCGCCCGCAAGGCAGAAGGCGAGGCGGCAGCATGATCAAGCTCGCGCTCCCGTTCCCTCCATCCGTATGGGATATTTACGAAGGTCATGGGAAAACCAAGCACCGAACGAGCGCCTATAACAAATGGCGCGATGATTGCGGCTGGTTCCTAAACGGCAAGAATGAATTCATCGATGGACCTTTCAGCATCTCAGTTGCTTTGAAGCGTCCGCATAAGCGCATGGACCTCGACAACCGCATGAAAGCGCTTCTCGACGTTCTCCAGCATTACAAGGTCATCAAGAACGACAGCCTCTGTGAACGCCTCACAATGACGTGGGATGCCGGTTTGAAAGAGGAGTGTGTCGTCATCTTGCAGCGCGCCGAGGAGGCGTTAGCGACATGAGCAAAGACCGCATCCCGTATTTTGATTTCTACCCGTCTGACTTCATGCACGGCGTTCGTGGCCTGTCGGCTCAGGAAGTCGGCGTCTACACAATGATGCTTTGCCGCATCTATGAAGAAAACGGCCCTGTAGAATATCACGTCATGCGCCTCGCAACATACTGCGGCATGCGTGAATCGACATTCGTTAAGACAGTCGAAAAGCTCATCGAACTTGGGAAGCTGGAGCTTCTCGACGGCATGATTTCCAACCACCGAGCCGAAGCTGAAATTTCAAGTCGTGCGCACAAGTTGAAAATTAATTCCAAGGCAGGAAAAGCAAGTGCCGAAAAAAGACAACAAAAACAACGCATGACTTCAACGGACGTTCAACAGACGTTCAACCATACAGATACAGATACAGATAATACATCTTCACTTCGTTCAGATGTAACGATCAAGCCAGATTTCGAAAGCGAATTTGATCAGCAGTTTTGGCCAGCCTATCCCAAGAGGGTCGGCAAAGGACAGGCTCTCAAGGCCTTCCGTGCTGCTCGAAAGCAGAACGATCTGGAAACGATCATGGCAGGCGTTCGCCGCTATGCCTCCAGCCGCCAAGGCGAAAACCCCGAATTCACGAAACACGCTTCGACGTGGCTCAACGGCCAGTGCTGGCTCGATGAAGCAGATCCGAAGTTTACCGCTCACCGAAACGAACCGCCTCCAAAGCCTCGAAATATCGGGGATGCAATACGCGACGAAGCAAGGCGACTTGGAGTTTTGAGAAATGAACCAGATAGCGAAAACCGAGGATTTCACAGCGAAGGCAACGCAGGAGGAAATGTTACAGTGCTTGACCTTGCTTTCAAGCCTGCCCTCAAGGGCTTCGGCTGACGATCAAGTCAATGTTGCTGGTTTCTACATGGCTCTTGAAGGTGTGACGCGCCACGGCCTCCAAACAGCAACGAAGCAAATTATGCAGGGTTCGCTCGGACATGCCTTCCTTCCAAGCCCTCCAGAGCTTCGTCAGGAATGCGACAAGGTAATGAAGCCTATTCTCGAAGCCCGCGCCAGAGACAGTTACGACCGCCGCATTCTCAAAGAAATGGCAGCAGACAGCAAACGCGCAGAGTGGACGCCAGAAAGCCGCGCCCGTGCAACGGCAAAGTGGGAAGCCACAAAGGCACAGCAGCGCCTCGACAATGCCGCAGAAGAAACTCGCCGCGACCAATACGACACCAGCCCAGAGGCTAGCATGGCTCGCCTTAAGGCAGCAGCCGAAGCCAACGGCGCAGATTTCAATCTCGACAAGATCAAGAACGCACCAAGCGACACATTCAAGCAAGCAGGGAGGGCAGCATGACGGCGTACAGCCCGCATACCTGTCCGCTCTGGCTATTCAGATCAGGCAAGGACACTTACGAAATCGCGGCCATTCTCAGGATCACACAGGCGGAAGTAGAGCGCCGTATTCACATACTGCGCAGCCATGAGAAACGAAAGCCAGCACGGTTCGATCGGCACGGCGAGCAAGCGGCATAGGCACAACTCCAGGCGATGAGGAAACAGGCATGACTGCGATAACAGAGCAGCGAAAATCAAATGACAAGAGACTGCGCGATGCCCTAAAGGTGGCACGCCGTAAGCATGAAGAACCGGGAAGCCTGAAATCGCAGGTGGAAGTTAGTAAAGTTCCTAATCCGTATCACAACCCCGCTCACAAGGTTTCGCGTTCGAACCCGTTGAAGGTCAGCGCGCTTGTGAACATCAAAGAAAGCGCGATTGGAACATTGTACGCTCGTGGTCACATCAACGATGCTCAATGGGCGGCGGCAGGACGATTCAGGATGCTTTGGGAGCGCTCCGGAGCGAAGGGAGCCATAGCGATTGATTATAGCCGCGTTCAAGTCGACGGCGGTAAAGCAATCGATCCTTTGCCTGATTTAGTCGTGGAGGCTACGCACCATTTGAATAACTGCCTGCCGGTTCTGGGCAAGCGAACCTTTGAAATCATGATAAAAGTCGTCGGGCAGGGCATGGAAATAGCGGACATCGCTAAGACACAGCGCGAGAAGACGACCTTTAGCGATTATATTAAAGATGGCCTCCAAGAATTGGCTGTGCATTGGGGATATAAAACACGATAAATAGTTGCCCGCTTAAGCGAATTACACTATATTTTGTATTGTGGTGATTTGCGCCACGGCAGAAACAACCCCTTGAGCGGCTGAATGGCCGCTTTTTTTTGGCAAGCTTTTACCGCAGTAAAATTGAGGTTTTACTCAAGCATTCTTGCCATATTCGCAGCGCGCTCTGCCGATAGTTTTACGTCGCCATCACTGTAGTCGAATGCTCTCATCACGTAACGAGCCAGATCTTCTTATCTTCCTGCGAGGTCGGGAGGCGACCTAAAATCTCGCAGCAAAGATTATACGCTTTTTGGAGCGAGTTTAATTCCTGAGGTGTAAATATCCCCTGATAGGCTGCGCTTTTAAACGGCATGTCGGTTCTCCTATTATAAAAGGAAAACACTTGATTTTATTTTTGCGCAATCAAACTAAACGTTACTCGGTAAAACAGCTGCTGCGCGCGTTTGAGCCAAGAAAACAGCTTTTCGCTATAGATCACAAAATCGATTCCGCACGATCCGCAGGTGAGAAGATCATTGGTTTTAAGCCAGGCTGTTGTCTTCTCAGTCTTATGTGAACATACCGGACAAGCAACACCGATTTTTTGATCTTCAAACACGACAAATCCCCCGGTAATTCAGCATATGCTAATTTAAACGACTACAATGTTTCCGTTCGGCACTCCACTCTGCAGCGTAATTTTTCTGTGGGGTTGTCGTCGTGTGCGAAAGATCGGCTATTTGATCATCACACCCCCGCGACGAAAGCCAGGTATAGGCTCCATGCTAGGGTGAACAGGAATATTCCGACTAAAATTTTTGTGACTGTCTCTGGAGCCATTTCCAATAACCGCTAGAAATTACTTCATAGGCGGTATGATATGAGAACTGGTCTCCATTTTTGCAAGAACAAATGAAACTTACTTGCCGCAACGCTGCGGGAAGAGCTTCACATCAAACTGCCGAGCCCCGACAATCTGCTTCTTTTGAGGTGTCGTCACAATCATTGCTCGAATAGAGCATGGTCCAGCGATGACCTGATAATGATCGCGCTTCTGATAAATGATTTTCGTAATAGGATGAGCGGGAACTCGCTCCGCAACTGCTTCAATGATCGCCGTCAACTCTTTGGCCCTTTGGTAATTTGGACCAAGCGCGGCATGAGAAACGGTTGATAACCCGACTAGACCTATTGCAGCAACTACAGCGGTTTTCAGATACATCGTCATCTCCTTATTGGGCCTCACTTGGGAATAAGCAGGTGAAAATAGCAAGCGATCAAGCGCCCATTTTGCTGCCTGGCAGTGCAAACGCTCTTAAAGCACCAACTGGATTATTGGTAAATGCTCTTTCGCCTGACATGATCCTGTGTTCAGATACGGAATGGATTGTTACTTTCACGCAGGTCAGTGCCCTTTGTGCAGACAAGGTTTACTCTACTTAGTCAGAAACCTGGCTGATAACACTGTTTATGCCCATTGCGGTGAGTGTGAACAAGGTTTCGACACGCCTGCGGACATCGAAGACAAGACCGGATATTTAACCCTCGATCAGGATTTCGAAGCTGAAATGGCGACCGAGGAAGACGCTAAGCGCAGCGTTTGGGCCAACTACGCGCTCCATACTGTTGAAAAGCATCATATTTAATTTGAGAGAACGCCTCAACGGAAGCGAGTAGGTGCCGAGGAACCAAGACGCAATCGGTTAAATGCTGCGCCAGAATAGCAGCACGGCCTACTCGCATACCAATCAGAACAGCGGAGCTGAAAGCAAGGGGCGCATAAAAATAACAAAATACCGCCCAGCAGGGATACTGATGGGCGGTTCTTATTTAATCTAGACGCTCTATTTTTTGACGATTTCGGTGTCTTTGATACGATGCGGGATGGATGAAGGCTTAGATAAGTTAGGAGTAGTCTCTAACTTTTCTTTCTTCGGTTTCCGAATCTCTCGGTTACTGCGCATAGTTCCTCTTGACATGA